ACCTATCCGCGAACGTCGTCATCACTGATTCCTTGGGCGCGGACAGCGCCTTTGGGGCGAAACGTGGTCGGCTGCGACGAGCGTGCCCCAAGAAGCTACGCGACTTCAGTCGCTGTAGAGTGTCACAAAGTGCGCTCGAAGATCCGGAGCGCGGAGAGGCAGCGGCAGCGCAAGGCCGCGCTGAGGGCGGGCGCGTGAGCATCTTCCGCCAGTCGCCGCGGCTGACCCTCGCGTCTCGTACCTGCCGGTACTGCGCCGCGCCGGCCGAGGCCGGATCCACGACCTGCGCCGCCCACGCCGGCGAGGCTGGCCGGCTCGCGCGTGATCCGCGCCGCGCCGGCTACCGCGACCCGGCCTACCTGCGCGCTCGCCGCGCCGCCCTCAAACGAGCGGGCGGAAAGTGCGAGGCGTGCGGCCGGCCGCTGGGGCGCCGGGCCGACGGGCGGCCGGCATTCCAGGCGCACCACGTCGACGGCGACCCGCGCCACAACGACCCGTCCAACCTGCAGGTCTGCTGCTTGGCCTGCCACGCCGGCGCCCGCCGCCCGTCCTAAAGGAGTCCTGAGAAAGTGAGTGGTTCCTGCTTGCTTCTCATCGGCATGCGACGTAAACTGTATGTACTGTTGTTCCACTCGACGGCAGCTACTAGCGAAAGGAGCCGCTCGTGACCGACTCGCCCACCTGCTCATCGCCGTCGATTGCTACGCGCAGGACGACCAGGAGGCTCTCCTGCACGCCTGCCTTGACGTGATGGTGGGATACGTTGACGGATTTACCGACGAGGCGGCAGCGTCGGCGGCAAGGTCGGCGGCAAGGTCGGAGCAGTACGCCCTGCTCTGCCGCTATCTCAATGGGGAAGAGGGTCCGTTCGTGGGTGGCGCCGGGAGGGAGCCATGACGCGCCTAGTCGACGCCGACGAGTTGCTGGAGCGGTTCGTCTACGCGGACATCGAGACGAAGCTGGTCGACGTGGCGCACGACATCATCGAGGCCGCGCCGACGATCCGGCGCAATGCGCGATTCGTTCAAGGAGAAGCCGTGAGCAAGGCTGACGAGGAAGAGGGACTTACTTCCATCGGTCTCTGCTGTGCCTGTGTCTACTGGCACTGCGCGGTCGGTGAGTACCGAGAAGCGCAGAGCGGCGAGTGTCGGCGGCATCCGCCGACGGTGCGCCAGGGGCGGATTATCACCAGCTACAACGTCGGGCCTGATTGTGAAGAGGACGTGCCGCTAACGGCGTGGCCGGTGACGCGCGGGAGCGACTGGTGTGGCGAATGGAGGGCGGAGCCGTGAAACCGCATGAGAGCGCGGCCGGCAGAGAGGGGGGACGATGAAACTGAATGACGACCTCGTCACCTTCGTAAGCGACGACGATTGGTTTTTCGCCGAGGAAGGCGGCTTGAAGCCCTGCACCCTCCGCCTGCTCTCCGACGAAGAGTGGTGCGAGCTCAACGCGAGGAAGCCGGAGCGCATCCGCATCGTGCGCCGTTTCACAGACGAGTACTTCACACGCGAGGTCTCCGGTACGTACTGGCTCGGTGAGCTTCTGGGGAACCACGTCGTGCTTATCTGCTGGAGGGAGCCGTGAGCGAAACCGCCGCAAAGAACATCCACTGCCCCCACGACCCCGGCACGCCTGAGTGCCTGAGCGCGACGTGGGTGAACATCTACAACCCCTGCCAAGAGTGCGACTGGTGGGACGAGTTCGCGGGGGAGGATGACGAATGAGTGCCCGCCACGCCCTACTGCGCACCATGCTCCGCACCCCAGGTCTGGCCGTGACCTACCACGACGTGCTCGACGATCTCGGCTACCACGTCTCGCGGCAGCGTGTCTCAGCCGCCGCCAGGCAGCTCCGGCGCGACGGGTATGACATCGCCACCTCGTCCGGTCCCGGCGGCGGGTACCTGCTGCGGGGGGTGCGCTCGTGAGCTACACCATCGAATCCGACCTGGTCGCCACCTGCTGCAAGATCGCCAAGGCGATGCGCGTCGAGCTCGAGCTGGTCGGCCAGCGCCGCGCCAAAGGCTCCGGCACGACGCGCGGCTTTCCCGACGGGGTGCTGCACGCCGGCGGACGGACGTACCTGGTCGAGTTCAAGCGTCCCAAGAGCGTCGGCACGCGCGCCGGACGTGTCTCGCTCGACCAGGTCGCCGCCGCCGAGCGACGCGCCGCCTGCGGGGTGGAGACCTACCTGGTCGACAGCGTCGACGACTTCACCGCGCTGGTCAACTGGGCGCGCACCGGCAGGCCGAGCGGACAGCTGCGCACCATCACCGGCGAAATCGCGCGTCTGAGCGCCGCAGAGGCCGCAGAGGCTCCCCGAGTCGCAGGACGCGCCAAGACGCCGCGAGACCGCCTTGCGCAACGCCAGAGAGGGTGATTGAGAGTGGCGAACTTCCCCAGCGGACGCCGACAGGCCGACGCCTGGACCGACCTCGACCTCGAGCTGCTGCTCTTCGGTGCCAAGCGCTGTCCGCTCTGCGACCGCAAGCTGCCGGCGTCGACCGACTTCTACGTCCGTGACGCAGCCGAGCGCGATGGACTCTCGCGGACATGCAAAGAGTGCCGCAACCGACGTGGTCGCGAGCGCTACGCCGAACGCGTCTGCCCAAGTGAGCTGCGTGCCTAAGCCGCGCCAACACCCGCCGCGCTCGGTCTTCTCTGCTCATGTCGAGGCAGCGCGGCCGACGCGGCGGATTCTGCGTGAGAGAGCGCTCTGCGTCGCCTGTGGCTGCGTGCTCGCATCTGACAACCGCGGTCCACTGTGCAGCCCGTGCCAGCGCCGCGACGAATACGATCCGCGCCTCGACGGCGCGTTCCCGCGGCTACTGGCCGAGTACATGGCGAGCCGCGTAGGCGGGCGCGCCGACCCGGTGCGTCACTTCAACATGCCGGCAGATGCTCGCGTCGCGGTCTGGAAGCACATCCAGAAGATGCGCCGCGACGGCTGGGTGATAGATGGCTGCCCGCCGCCGCGTGGGGGCTACATCGTCCACCGTGCGCCGCCGGGTACGAAGCGGCGCCGCTCCAGTGAGAGGATGTGAGCATGGCCGAGAAGAAGAAACGCGGTCCCGGCAGACCCACCAAGTACAACGCCGCGCTCGGCACGCGCATCTGCAAGCGCGTCGCCAACGGCGAGACCTTGCGCGAGATCGCAGAGACGCCCGGCATGCCGTGTGAATCGACCATCAGGCTGTGGGCCGTGAAGCTGCCTGGGTTCTCGGAGGAATACGCACGGGCTCGCGAACTACAGGCCGACGCGATGGCCGACGAAGCCATCGCCGTGGCGCGTCGCAAGGGCAACAACCCGATCGGCGACCGGCTCCTGGTCGATACGCTCAAGTGGGCCGCGTCCAAGCTCAAGCCGCGCAGCTACTCCGACCGCGTGCAGGTCGAGCACCAGGGCGAACAGAAGGTGCAGGTCGTTGTCACCTACCAGGACGATCCACCTCCGGCTGAATAGGCTTCACCCGGCCCAGCAGCAGGTATATGACGAGCGCCGCCGGTTCAACGTGCTCTGCGCCGGGCGGCGTCTCGGCAAATCGCGCTTCGGCATCCGCCTCTCCGCCGACACAGCGCTGACCGGCAAGCCTGTGGGGTGGTACTCGCCCACCTACAAGATGCTGGCCGAGCTGTGGCGCGAGACGCGCGCGACGCTCGCCCCGGTCACGACCCAGAAGAATGAACAGGAGAAACGCCTCGAGCTCATCACCGGCGGCGTGATCGAGTTCTGGTCGCTGGACGCGCCGGAGACGAGTCGCGGACGCCGCTACGCTCGCGTCATCGTCGATGAGGCCGCCATGGTCAGTGACCTCGCCGAAGTGTGGGACATGGTGATACGCCCGACGCTCATCGACTACGCAGGCGACGCGTGGTTCCTCTCGACGCCGAAGGGCCGTGACGACTTCGCCGCGATGTACGACCTCGGGCAGAGTGACGACCATCCCGACTGGGCGAGCTGGCGCTTCGCATCGACCGCCAACCCCTACCTGCCCGCCGACGAACTGGATGCGCTGCGCTCGACGATGACGAGCCGAGCCTATGAGCAGGAGATCGAGGCGCGCTTCATCGACGAGCTCACCGATGCACTCTGGAGCAACGCGCTCATCGACGGCCACCGCGTCGCGAGGCCGCCTGAGATGCGCCGCGTCGTGGTCGCTATCGACCCAGCCGTGAGCGCGAGCGCCGACTCTGACGAGACTGGCATCGTCGCGGCCGGCCTCGGCGTCGACGACCATGCCTATGTACTGGCCGACGCATCCGGCCGCTATTCGCCGCTCGGCTGGGCTAGCAAGGCGATCGCCCAGTACGATGTGCTCGGCGCCGACCGCGTCATCGGCGAGGTGAACAACGGCGGCGACCTCATCAGGAGCAACCTGCGGGCGGTGCGGGCCACCGTGCCGTACAAGGCGGTGCGCGCCAGCCGCGGCAAGGCGACGCGGGCCGAGCCGGTCGCGGCGATGTACGAACAGGGGCGCGTGCATCACGTCGGCGTCTTCCCAGAGCTGGAGCTGCAGATGACGACCTGGAGCCCGCAGGACGACAAGACCTCGCCCGACCGAGTCGACGCGCTCGTCTGGGCGCTCTCAGAACTGATGGTGAAGCGCACGCAGCGCGCCGCCGTCTCTGTGCAGGGATGAATGGTAACGACCCACGCCGGTGGGAGAGGGAGACTTACGCCGTGGCCGCACCCCAAACAGACCTCGCGCGTGCCTTCGCGGCGCTGAGCGCGAAGCGTTCGCGTATCGACAGACTGTTCGCCTACTACGACGGCGAGCAGCCGCTACGCTACTCGACCGCGCGCCTGCAACAGGCGTTCGCGCGCATCGACGCCAAGTTCAGCGAGAACTGGTGCGCGACCGTGGTCGATTCGCTGGTCGACCGGCTCGCGCTGACCGGCTTCGCGTTGCGCACCGATCAGGCCGCTCAAGACGTGCTCGACACGATCTGGCAGCAGGAGCACCTTGAGATCGAGACCGACGACGTGGCCGAGGACGTGGCCGTCTGCGGCGAGAGCTTCGTGATAGTCGGCCGCGATGAGGACGGACTGACCCGCGTCGTCCACAACGACCCGCGCGTCTGCACGGTCGCCTATGACAAGTCAAACCCGCGCGCGCCGGCCTTCGCTGCGAAGTGGTATGACGAGGGCGGGCAGCGTCACCTGACGCTCTACTACACCGACCGCCTCGAGCACTACGTGTCGCGCGGCGCGACCGAGCAGGTGCAGAGCGCGTCCGGGTTCACGCTCGAGGATGAGCAAGCCAACGACACCGGGCGCATCCCGGTGTTCCACGTCCGCAGCCGCGTGCGGCGCATCTACGGCGAGCTGCAGAACGCGACCGAGCCACAGGACGCGGTCAACAAGCTCATCGCCGACATGATGGTCGCGGCCGAGTTCGGGGCCTTCAAACAGCGCTACATCATCTCGCAGGCCGACGTATCCCAGCTGCGCAACGCGCCGAACGAGATCTGGTCGATCCCAGCCGGAGACGGCGACGGTTCGGAGTCGACGCAGGTCGGAGAGTTCAGTGCGACCGAGCTGGCCAACTTCACGCAGGCAGTCGATCACTGGGCCAACGCCATGGCGCGCATCACGCGCACTCCGGCGCATTACTTCTTCGCCCAGGGCGGCAACATCTCAGGCGACGCGCTCGTGGCGATGGAGACGCCGCTCGCGCGCAAGGCTGCGAAGTATCAGGAGCGTCTTGGTGCCTGCTGGCGCGACGTGGCCTCCTACGCGCTCGCGCTCAACGGGCGCGATGTACCGGCGCACGAGATCGAGTGCGTGTGGGAAGACGTGCGCACCGTGCAGCCCGCCGCCGAGGCTGATGTGGTCGGTAGGCTCGTCGCAGCCGGTGTCCCGCTCAAGACCGCGCTCAGGCGCGGCGGCTGGACGGAAGGCGACCTCTCCATGCTTGACGAGGACAAGGCTGCCGAGAGTGCATCGCAGGCGAGTCTTGCACAGGAGATGCTCAACCGGGCGCGGGCGCAGTTCGACGCCGGGCGGACGAATCCACTGGCAGGCTGAGATGCCGCTCAACTCGACCTCGTGCCCCGGCAAGCACTTCCCGCTGGCCGCGATGAAGGAGGCGTGAGATGACGTATTGGATAGGAAGTGATGGCTGATGGCCTGGTCCAAGGACGCTTACACCACGGACACCCCGAGCGCTGCCCTCTCAGACAAGCTCAAAGACCTATGCGGCAGCTCGGGCGTCAAGAACTGGTCCTTCGTCGAGAACGTGCCCGCTGGCACCGGCGACGGGCAGTCGGGGTCCAACAACTACTCCGTCGACGTGTTCAAGTGCGCCGGGACGGGCGACGACGCGAACAGCGCGGGCATCGACTTCTACGTTGCCATCCATCGGCAGGTCGCGTCTCCGCACACAGCTTTCGTGATGCGCGCCTTCGAGCTGTACTCTCCGACCGCCGAGGCATCGAACAAGGGGATGTGCGCGGCGCCGACCGGGGGTGAAAATAAGACGATAGTTATCCCCGACCCGACCACGTTCCGCTTCGACTACACATCTGGCAACCCGAACTGGCGCACCTTCGAGGCGCGACTGTGTAACGCCAATGCCTATGGCAGTTACTGGTCCGTTACGCTCGCCAACAACGGATTCACCGGCGGCTGGAAGTTGACCAACGACTACGTGCTCTTCCACGCTTATTCCGGCACCATTGCGATGGTTTGCTTCGCGGGACTCTTGGAGTCGTCTGTGAAGGGCACGAGTGATCCGATGCCATTGGTGATGTTCGGCGGGAGTGGAGCCACTGACGGCGGAGGGATGTCCGGGGTAAGGGTCGCCAATGCGAACGGCGCATTTTCGCGCCTGCCTGGCGTGACATCGCAGCGACTCACGGATTCTGGATTGAGCGGGGTCCCCAACAACAATGTCTGGGGCTGCCAGACGCAAGCCGTGACATCGCCGCTGCTATTCGGAGGGAACACCGCAAACTCAAACGACTTCTGGCTCGGCAACGCTCTTCCTGCATCACGCATCACTGTCGTGCATAAGATGCTGCTATCCGCAAGCTCAGTCGTCACATGGCCGAGCCAAATCGGCTGGCTACGCGGCATATTGCCTGCAAGCCTGCTTGCGACCGGAGTATCAGCGTCGTCAGACATGTACAACACGACGACCATCGGAGCGAATGATGACTGGACTGTCGTAGGCCCTGCCTATTCTGCGGTCATTAATAGCTACTCAGCAATCATCACGAGGGCCGTCTGATGGCCGCCCTGAACAGCGACCGCTACCTGACATTGGCCGACGTGCAGACGACCACCGCGATCAAGGCGCTCGCCGTCGAGCCGCCGCAGCCGACCAAGCCTCCGCTGGTCTATGTCGCTCCCTCGAACTTCCTGCTGCAATCTCCCGTACGCGAGGCATTCCCTCTAGGTGATGGCGGTGGCGAGGGCGAGACAATCACCGTGGTAATGCCCATCGACATGATGGGAGGTGTATCGGGATGAGGCTCATCAAGTCAGGGGCGGCTGGATTCTCGACCTACTGGGTGCTCAGGGACGCCACGACGCATCTC